GAGGTAGGCGATGGGTTCACAGCGACCGATCTTTCTTAGAATATGGGAACCGATAAGCGGCTCTACTGTTTATAGCGTACAAAACTATTACCATTCTACGATTAGCAGCGGCGGCAACCCATATCAATTCATGGATTTTGGTGTTGAGGGGCTGGAAGCCACCGCCAGTGCTGACGCCAATGAACTCACCATCAGAATGCCGGCCCTGACAGGGGCTGTAGACGCTGCAGGACGTGGCAGCGGGCAATACTTGGTTAGCGTCACCATCTACGCATTTGATGCTGCTACAGCCCCGGAAGCCCCCCCCCTAGGGCAAGCTACGATGGTGCAGTTCGTTGGAATGCTCATTGGTTGGCAATTACCCAGAATGTCTGAACTGATTCTCACAGTTGGTTCCCCGTTGTCGCCGATTGATGCGCAGTTCCCGCCGGGGCGTTTTAGTTCTGGCATTATCGGAATCCCCTGCCGCCTTTGATGTTGAATCCTGCTGCTGTTGCCGTCCCGTTACTGGCTGCTGAGAGGCGGCAGGTAGACCAGTCTGACGCGATGACAGCCGCTGCAGATCTGAACCAGGGGCAGACGAGCTTAGAGGTAGGGCAGAGCATCCCGGTTGTGTTTGGGAAGCGCAGCGGGGGAGCTGGGGGCGTGTGGATCAGTGCGGCGGCATCAGAATGTAGATTTGAAAATGATTCTGTTAATCGTGTTACTGCATCGTATTTGATCGTGCCTTGTACAGGACAGCTTCCAACTATTGCGGTAGGTGACATTTACCAGGGCGATACCCCGCTGGTGTCTGGTGAATTTTTGCAGGCATTCAACGGTAGAGCGGGGACATGGTTACCGGGAAATTTTATACAACAAAAATTTAACGTAACATCATCTTATCAGGAGATAAAGCTAGAAGGTAAACGGATTGGCAATGAAGAGTTTTTAGATATTAGTGAGTTTGGCGTGACTGAGTTAGCGCAAGAAATTGCCGATGCTGTGGCGACTGGTACCATAAAAAGCAACGGTAATTACTTGACTCAATTCAACGTTACGGTAAGTAAAGCCATAAGTTGGAATAAGCCCGGAATGATTCGGGCGCAGCTTGGACCGGATTATTACGCGGTTTCCTTTGTCAATACCGGCAACAGTGGTGGCATGTCTGTTATGGCCCCATCTTTGCCATCTTTGTCATTCTATGAATCAAGAACGTGGGCAATCGCATATTCTGCAAATGTCCCATATACTTACGCTCCTAGGATTGGTGGCACCGGTCACCCATGGTCTGTTCTGTTAGATGTTTCCAATCAATGGATTTATGACCGTGCCGATCAAGGCAGGCATCTAAACTTTAACGGTTACTTTGTCAGCAGGCCAGCATCTACTGAACCCTACGGTGACATAGAAATTGAGATTACTGAAGCCATTCGAGGCGGTTTTCTCATGGCAGAAACCGTTAGCTTTCCTTGCAGTGACGGTACATACACTGCCGGATTGTTTGGCGGATTAGCTAGTGTTACCTACACTTTGACTGTAACAGAAGAGAATAGCGAGCCATACCCCAAACCAGAAGCTACTCTGTATTGCGGTACTGGTGGCAGCTATGCAGGCGTAACAACCATTTCAGTAACAAAGCAATACCCTGCGGAAAATGAAGGATGGCGGCGACAGGTTCATTTTTTTGCCCGTGAATGTCCACCGATATATCGAGTAATCGAGGGTACAAATGGTTCTAGCAACTTGTTTCCAGATCTTGCTCGTTACGCATTGCTGGCTACAAACAAGATTGAACCTACGCTTTTGGATGATGCTTCATTCATAACAGCCGCCAGGTTTAACCTGGCTAATAATATCACCTGTGATGGTCGAGCTACGGTGCCAGCTAATGTTCCAGAATGGTTAGATCGTATGGCGCCATTATTTTTGCTTACCCCCACAAACCATTGGGGTAAGAGCGGTCTACGGCCATCTGTTCCGATCACAACCTCCTACGCCTTTGATACCAGTCCTATCACGCCAGTCGCGATATTTGATGAGTCAAACATTGAGCCCGGTTCATTCACTGCTCAGGGGGTGACGGCTGAAGACCGAAACTGGAGGGTCGGCATTTTACCGCTCTGGCGTGAACAGCCTGAGAACGGCCTTGGATTGGTGCGCGGCACAGGCCCTGTGCGATTTTCAGACGTGCCCGATAGTGCGCCGGTTGAGACAGTAGATGCGTCTGAATGGGTCACTCGTGAGCTTCATGGCGTACGGCTGGCCGCACTGGAGCTGGCGCGGCGGCGCCACATTGAGCACACAGCGACTATTGCCACCAAACCAACCACAGCGATAGCTGCCATCAGGCCTGGCGATATTGTACAGATCAATTTGGCACGCATTCCAACGGTAGGAAATCCGGGGGAATGGTCCTATTTTTACACGGTGCTGAATATTGGTGGCCCCCCGATGGGTCCGTGGCAAATGCAGCTAGAGCATCACCCTGTAGACATGATGGGTAGAAGCCTATTAGCGCGCGAGTTGGCAGCCGCTAATATTGCTTAAGAGTGATTTCCTTCTGTGGCTGATTTTCCTTTTTACAGTTTTGACAGTGCATTGCTGCAGCTGGCATTGGGGAAAAATTCTGCATTAGATCTTACTACTGATACTCTTGCTGTTTATTTTACAAACACAGCTCCCAATAGAGCCAGCCATCAAAAAAAAGGCGACCTAGCTGAGATTGCTACTGGTGGTGGATATACAGGTGCTGTAAACTTAACAATTACAAGTCGCGCTATTGAATCCAATAATTGGGTTATCAAGGCAAATAGTATTGACTGGACTGGCAGCGGATCAGGATTCGGTCCATTTCGATACGTAATTCTCTATGATATAACAAGCAATGCAACCGATAGCGAGCGTAAGTTATTGGGTTACTGGGGTTTTCCGTCTAGCCAAACAGTAGTAGCCGACTCAGTGGTTAGGTTTGGCGTTTCTTCTCTTAATGGCCTTATCCGGCTTTCGCTTATTATCTGATGACTACGTTTCCGGCGATCAATCCAGACGAAGGCAAAGTTTATAGTCCTGGTACTGTACTCACTGAATCATACGTGGGACCCGGAGGAGTGCCATATTTGTTTCAATTGGGTACGGTACAGGTTGGGGCACCTGTAGAGCTACCATTCACTAATAGACCATTTACGGAAATTGACGCAATTTGGAATCATTACACAACACAAGAACTCAATTCATTTGATCTACCGTTAGCGGTATGGTGCGCAAATTCTGCCACCGCCACCATTGCCGGTGCGGGATTGCTATGGCGGTACCAGGAACCGCCATCGGTAGAACGCATATCGCCAGGCTGGGGCAGTATCACGGTGCGGATCATTTCTGCTGGTACTGCAATTGGCCCAACGGTTGCCGCAACGCCTGCCGCCGGATTATTTGCGGGCATCGTGGCCGGCGGAGTGCCATCGGCTCCGCCCCCTCCTATTCCGGTTGCAGATCCGCCTATCGTACCGGCTACTACAACAATCACTGGACCCCCAGATTTGATATTTGCTCCTTTTTCTGTGTTGATAGATTCTGGGGTAGAATTGATTCATAGCAGCGTCGGGTTTCCGTCTACTGGAGTGGTTGGGATTTCTGGAAACATTGATTTAATCCATAGCAGCGTGGGGTTTCCATCTGTCGGAACAATTGGCATGGGTGGAACAGTAGAGTTATCAATTGATCCATAATGGCAAATTTTCCCAGCGGAATCCGTTGCAGCACCATTACCCCTACAGCCGGTGCATACCCCGGCAATCGGGTTGCGTCAATTAGTGGTAATGAGGCGTCGTTCCAGGGCGGTAATAGAATGACGGGAGCTAAGTTATCAATTGAGTTTGAACAAAAAACACCGGCGGAAATTGCTAGTATTCGTACTCACTGGGACGGGGAAGGTTTAACCGATTCGTGGCTGCTGTCAGAAGAGTTGATGGATGGATTGGAAGAATACGCAGCTGAATATGGATCAATTTTATGGAGATATGCTGTAGCTCCACAGATTACAGAGATCACATCCGAAGCCGGTGGCGTGCATGATGTAAGTATTGAACTGGCACAAGCGCCCATGCCTGCATTCATTGATACGCTGTTATTAAATGCACAACCGGCAACGGTTGGCATTGGTGGAATGGTAAGATTATTGGGACCGGATACTTTGCCGGATTTATGGATAAGCAGG